AAAATAAGCGAAGCAACACTCAACAACTATAAAGATAAACCTGAATTTTTAGAGTCCCTAAAGAGAGGCAGACTCGTAGCAGATAACGAAGTCGTCAAGAGTTTATACAAGAGAGCCACAGGGTATGACTACGAAGAGATCACCGAGGAGTACGACCAGGAGAAAAAAGGCAAGGTACTCAAGAGCGTGAAGGTCGCAAAGAAGCATAAAGCACCGGACGTAACAGCCCAGATCATCTGGCTTAAGAATAGAGACAAGAACTCGTGGAGCGACATGAAGTCGCTTGTAAACATCGATAACTCTAAAAAGGTTACACAGGTATATTATGAGTGGGCCGGAAAACACAAAAAAAGTGACGATTCCCTACGAACCTCAAGAATACCAAGCGGATATTCACAACTCCCCGAAAAGGTATCGAGTGATGGTAGTGGGAAGAAGGGGCGGTAAGACTGAACTCGCTCTGAACGAGATTATCAAAGCATCCGTGACTGTGCCTGGATACTATTGGTATGTCGGTCCTTCATATAAACAGGTTAAGACTATTGCATGGACAAGACTTAAAGCCCTTCTTGAGGACGACCCTGACTGGAAATTCAACGAACAAGAGCTATCTGCTGTGCATCCTTACATAGGGACCCGTATTGAGCTAAAAGGTGCTGACAATGAAGACTCTCTTGTTGGCGTGGGGTTGCATGGTGTCATCATGGATGAAGCAGCTTTGACGAAACATACTGTGTGGCCCCTCGTCATTAGACCTATGCTTGCAGACCATAAAGGCTGGGCNCTATTCATATCTACGCCAAGNGGAGAAAACTGGTTCTATGACCTATACAAAAAGAACGATCCGGATTGGCAGTCTTGGCATTACCCTACATCGGTAAATGAGTACATTGATAGGTCTGAGATAGCAGAACTTCGAAAGGACATGTCAGAGAGACTGTTCAAGCAAGAGGTAATGGCTGAGTTCCTCGATGACGCGACAGGTGTATTTAAAGGTGTGTCTAAGTGTGTCGTGGGAGATCTTAAGGACCCAGTACAAGGCAGACTCTATGTTATGGGGGCAGACCTGGCTAAAACTGTTGACTTCACTGTACTCACTGTAATCGACACAGTTACCAGAGAAGTAGTGGCTTTCGAGCGGTTCCAGGATGTCTCATGGGTAGAGCAGAAGGTAATGATACAGAAGCTTGCCTCTAAGTACAATAACGCTATAGTATACATAGACTCCACTGGTGTTGGAAGCCCAATATATGACGATCTGCAAAACGCCGGAGTAGCGGTAGAAGGGTACACGTTCAGCAATAAGACAAAGACGCAACTTGTAGAGCAACTGTGCATCTCCATAGAACGTAGATTAATAACCTTCCCGGACATAGAACACCTGGTCCAGGAACTAAAAAGCTTTGAATATTCCCTTACGCCAAGCGGAGTTATAACATACGGTGCGCCGTCAGGGAAACACGATGATTGTGTTATGTCTCTAGGATTAGCTAATTGGGGCATCAGGACGTACACATATGAAGCCCAGGTGGTCAAAGATCATACTCCTAAAGACGATGAAATAGATAGAGTAGGAAGAGGACAACTAGAATACGAGTACGAAACTTCAGACGTGATGGACAACATCGGAGGAATCTAGCATGGCAGACCGAGGAATAAACAACCCTGAGAACCTAAACGAAGTAAACTCGATCGAGATAGATGAAGTTGTAAGCGAGTTCTCTAACACAGTAGCTCAAATGGTTGAAGAGGAAGAGACCAATAGAGCCACATGGGAACAGAATATAGACAGGCTGAAAAGGCGTAGGTATGGAGTGAGGAGCCCGAAAACTCATCCATGGCCTAAATCAGCTAACTTCGTCATTCCGCTTATAGACTCAGACATTGCAGAAGCAAAGCCGGATTATGTAAACCTGCTTAACATAACCCCTATAGTCAACTATGTGCCGTATGGTCCAGAAGACAAAGACGCAGCTACTAAGAGACAAAGGCTGAACGACTGGAGATTACGCACACAGGTGAAGCCGTTTGTACAGGTAAACTATGGTATAGATCATCTGTTAGGCGACGGAGCCACAGTCTACAAGACAGATTGGCACTTCAAAACGAACAAGTACCAAGAAGTCATAGACATAGAAGATTTTGACGATCAAACTCTTTCCGCCTTGACAGATCCAAGAGTGACTGACGATATCCTCACTGAGATTATAGTTGAGGAGTTCTCTATCAACATGGACATCGAAGAAAATGCCGACGCTGTGGAGGCTGCCGTTAAAAAGTTCCGCGAAGGTGAGACGGTCATAGAGATGAATCTGGTTGAAGTTGTCAAGGATAATGCGCGAATAGTCGCCAGAAGCCTCAGAGACGATGTTCTTGTCCCTCTTGATACCATGATAGGCGATGACAATCTAGACGATGCCCGGTTCATCGATGACGAGATATGGATCTCTAAGAACGATCTCAAGATTGCGATGAAGGACGGCACATACAAGGAATACAGCGACGATGAGATTTCAGCATGGGCAGACAAGAGCGGTGGGCAGGACACTAGAAGCGGTATATCTAAGAAGAGCACCACATTTGACCTAGAAGACATGGTGCTTATACATGAGACCTGTGTGTGGAAAGACATAAACAATGACGGTATTGAGGAACGCTGTATATTAACATGGCCTGATGCGGAGCCAGCAAGCGTGTTGAGGCTTATTGAAAATCCATACGATCATGGACAGTGGCCGTATACTTTGGTTAAGAGAGAGTTCAACGGACCAGGGGCATACGAAAGCCGCGGGATATCACATCTTGACGAGGACTTTCAGGTTGGTATTTCTACGGAGTTAAACCAGACTATCAATAACGGGACTATAACAAACACTCCGCAGGTTGTCCATAGAAGAGGGGCTCTATCAAACATAAGAAACAACAGATACGTCCCAGGTAACGCCGTAGAAGTCAATGGATCTACAAATGATTATGAAATAAAGCAACTCGGGAACCTAAGCCAGGGGCTAAAGCTTCAGGTAGCTCAATATCTCAAAGGATGGGCTAATCAGAGAGTAGGAAGCAAGACAGCAGCTCTAAGCGATCCCACAAATCTTCCTGGAGCAGGTCAAGGTGGAAAGAAGACAGCTAAAGAGATAGGGTTTGCTCAGTTGTTGCAGGATAGACCAGTAGCGTTGAACCTGGCTATATTTCAAGCACAGATGGCTCGTGTGTGGTTTCAGGTAGATGCTCTGTATGAGCAATTTGGGACAGACGATGANTTTGAACTAATAACAGGCGAGAACGCAGAAGGTAGAGAGAAGCTGACACGCCGAGAGATACAAGGCCGATTTGATATTGTACCGAACGGAAGAATAGACAACTCAAATCCAGCTATCAGAGTGGCCAAGGCTGAACGTGTATGGATCATGCTAAACAACGATCCTTTCGCAAAACAGCTTGAACTCAGACAGTGGGTGCTTAATGAGATTGATGTTACCATGGCCGAGAAGCTTCTTAAGACTCCGGAAGAGTTACAGCAGGAAGCAGAACAGCAGAAACAAATAATAGCCCAGAAGATAGCCGAGCAGTCAAAAGGAGCCTTCACGCAGAGACAGATAGAGGATATGCTTGACCTCCGTAAGACAGCGGCAGAGAATGATCTTGAAGTTGAGAAAGAATTTAAACTAAGCTTGTTTCAGGGCAAGAAGCATAGCGAAAAGGATTAATATGTTGACACTTTTATTCATAGTTTTGTTTTTGACGTTGACCGGGAGGATGAACTGGTGAATGAGGATAAACCAGATGTTAGATAATAATCATAAATGGGTAGCTAACTAGAGAAACACCAGCAGTCTAAAAAAGGAAAATATGAAACGTAAATTAAAACAATTCTTCAGAAAACGACACGACAAGCAGAAACTAGATCCTACTCTGCTTGAGAAGATGAACCGGAACAATCCGGAAGACAAGATAGAGATTGGCACAATAGTAGAAAACTCGCTTAATGGTGGGTTTGGAACCGTGCTTAATCTTCTTATAAATGGTCTTATAGACGATGANCTTGACCTGTCTAGAACAGATCACACCAGGAACGCAGATAGAACATTAGGCGGAATAGAATCTTTACACAAGCTGCAAGACAGGCTTGATATGTGCATAGAGCAGAAAAAAAACATGCAAGAGATTATACAAGAAGAGTCCAGCGTGAGTGACGCTGAACCGATAGAAGACGAGGTAGGCCCTCAAGCCGTATAACTGTGGTGGCTCCCATGCCACGTTAATAAATGCGTGAAAACCCTTGTCGCAAAGCCTCCCACTGGCTATAAATGAGAGAAGGAGAGTGAGAAAGATGGCAGTTAATGAAGAAAAACAATCACCGGAAGAAAAAGCATCTGAATCTGAAGATGTTAAGAGCAAGTCTAAGAAAGTAACGGACGACCTTCTTAATGGAATGGATCTACCCGAAGTCGAGGAAGAAGAGGAAGAGGGTGAAGAGGGTGAAGAAGAAGTCGAGGAAGACGAAGAAGAGGAAGAAGAGTCGGATAAAAACGAAGACGACGATAACGAGGAAGACGAAGAAGAGGAATCTGAAGAGGAAGAGGGCAAAGAAGAAACAGTGCCTAAATCCGAACTAGACAAACTTCAGAAGAAATTTGAGAATCGATTAAAGCAAGAGTCAGCTAAGATTCGTAAGTTAGAAGCGCAAGTTAAGACGAATAAGCCAGTTGACAAAGATCAGGAGAAACTTGACGCTATGACACCGAAAGAGCTTAAATCTCTTAAGCGCGAAGTGCGGTTGAAGTTTAAGAACGAAACTGATGATACCAAAGCAAATCAGTGGCTTGATCTTGAAGACAAAATCGATGAAACTCTGAGCGATGCACCTCGTAAGCTTCTTCAGACACAGGTTGAGCTCTATGATGAACGAGCAGCGGAGATAATGGAAATCGAAGGTAATCTCCCGGAAGATGCAGTTGCGTTCATCAAAGAGAAGGCTGCCGCGATATATAAGAGCGATAAAGTATATCAACGTAGCGAAAACGGCCAAAAGCTTGCACTCGATCTTGCGTATGAGCATTATACCGAGATCAGGAAAGCCTCTGGAAAGTCCAGCAAGAAAGGCAACGTGAAACTTAAGCGTAAGGTGAACAAGATGAAGAAGAAAATATCTCTTTCGAAATCTTCGCTTACAGGTAAGAAGACAGGCAAAGCTCTTAAGCGTCTTGAGAAGAAAGCTATAGGGGGAACGGCTCATGACAAGGAAAATTTTGTCGCGAATCATCCTCTCTTTAAAGTGGATGCCATGGTTCCGGAAGATCTTTAAAGGAGCGTGATAATAATGGCCTCATCACAGACAACATCGTATTTTGCAACAGGTAACAGGGAAGGTCTGACAGATATAGTTGCGGATCTTTTCGCCGACGAGGTACCTTTTTTCCGTATGGCACGGAAGATTAAGGCCAAATCGACAAAGCACGAATGGCAGGATGACAATCTCAATTCACCGTCAGGAACTGGGATTGTTGAGGGTGCGGCAATAAGCTACACTCAGAACGCCTCCAGAACAAGACATGCGAACTACACACATATCCGGTTGAGAAACTGGGATGTATCGTTTACGCAGATGGCAGTAACAACCGCCGGAATCAAGAACGATGTAGCGCGTGAAGTTCTAAAATCTCTCAAAGAGATTGCTACAGACTATGACAAGATATTCCTGAACACAGGTAACACGGCCGTTGGTGCTACTGGAACAGCCCGTACAGCCAAAGGTATTCAGAAAGCCATAGTTACAAACACAGCAGTGGGAACAGGTACAGGGTCTTCGGCTCTTATCCAGCTCACTGAGGACAACGTCAACTTGCTTCTCCAGAAGATCTGGGATGCAGGAGGCGACCCGAGAGCTCTTTTTTGTGGCGGTCACAATAAGAGAGTAATCTCAAAGACGTTTACCGCTAAGACAGGGTTTTCGTTCAATATTCCAGCGTCAACGCGCACAGCTATTGCGAATATCAACAAGTACGAAGGAAGCTTCGGTACAGTTGATATAATCCCTGATAGACAGCACATGGTCCAGAGAATCACCATTGTTACTCCGGACTTGCTCAAGATTGCTGTCTTGAGAGATATCCAGCAGTACAAAGGCGCGCGCACGGCTTCTTCCATCAAGGGATGGGTAGAAGGGGAAATGACCCTACAGTGGGGCAATGAAAAAGGACACGCGAAACATTCCTACCTGAAGAGCGGTGGAGCTATTTCGTAGACATAAATATTGCGGGGTGACGGAGCAGGTGGCTCGGCCCCGCAATCTTAAAGGGCACAGAATGGTAAAGCTAGCAGGGAACAAATTAAAACTAAGTAGCGGAGAAATCCGGAAGTTCCGGAGCTCAACCAAAAGAGAAAGATTCGAAAAAATGGCAAAGGCGATTAAACATGGATTCAAACCAAAAAAGGGAAGCTCTAA